TGTAAGCCCTGATGAAATCAAGAACCAACTGCCACCTGTCTGTCACGCCTTCTCTCCTCTTCATCCATCGCCCACAAAGCAGCACTCGCTGCCCTGCACTGAACCGCTGCCTCCAAAGCAAACTCAATCGCCTTGTCAAACTCTCTGTTCAAAGCAGCATTGTGCAAATCCTTCAGAGCCTTCTCCGCCAACATCGTCGGCATCGCATAGTCACTAATGGGAGTGTAAACGGTTGTTTCCATGCGAACAATATCTTTCTGAAAAATATATACCCCGGGGGGGTGTTGATTGGCGGATGAAGGGGGGGGTTTGTATGGAGGGATATTTGGGGGAGTGGATTAGAGCGTAGTACGCGGGAGGGTGGTCAGTCATGCACAGCGGGGGGTCCGGTGCCGGTGGGTCCACCGCTCCGCCGTTTACGCCTCGCCCCCCGTGCAAACGCTGATCTGTGTACACGCGCCCGCGTGGCCTGCCTCGTGCTGCACCGCTGCGCCCTGCTGCTGCTCACGCATCGTCGGTGCCGGTCTTCTGTTTACGCTGAGTGGCTTGCACCAAGCGAAGGTGACCACTGAGCGCGGCCTTCAACTCTGCTGCGGTCAATGGGCGCTCGGTGCTCTGCTGCTGGTCGCGCCACATGCCTGCACTGCGACCCAGGAGTTCCAGGGCCTTCAACCGACTGCCCTCCTGGTTGGCCTGCTTGCTTAGTGCCACCAACTGCCGCATCACGTATCGCCTTGTTGCCGCCGTGTCATCCGCCAGGGCCTCTTGTGTCTCTTCCCATGCCTCTTGGATCAATCTGCTGATCCGTTCATCCTTCATCAGTCTGGCGGCGCTGGCGCTGATGCTCTGGTCACTAGCTTGTGCTCCAGGGTAGGCGGCCCGGTAGCTCTGGCGCAGTGACTTGCCCTCGATCACCCCCCGGCAGAAGGCCTGCTGCTGCGCCGTCAAGGGACGCTCTCGCTTCCATCCTTCTGCTCCTATGACCTTTCCATCTCCTCGGGTCTTTGGTGCTTCTGCGGCCTGGGCCATCCGTTCCGCTTCGCTCAAGTCTTCCGGGCCTTCAAGTGTGTAAACGCCCTCATCTTCGGCCTCATCCTGGCTCGCCTCATCCAAGGCCCTGAGGTAGTCCTCGCTCGTTGTCTTGCTCATGGTCTCTTGTCCCCCAGCCTTACGCTGGCCTCGCGTCATTAACCCCGATGCCCTCGGCATCCATTGTTCGCAATGTTATCCACAGGTTATTCATTTGGCAAGAAGTTATCCACAGCCTGTGGATAAGCCTTTGTTTGTGCTTAAAAATGAGGCATTACCTATGAGCCACCTGTGGACAACTTGTGAACAACTCGCTAGACGCCACGATCTTTCTTTTTTGATACCAGGGCATAGGGTGCCACCCCAAATCGCTCCTGGGCCGTTTTGACGCGTTTTAGAGGCATGTCCATTTATACAGGAAAGGCCCCCGACATTTACTCGGGATTGCATGCCGTGCTACTCGCGCATATGCGCCGCATCACGCGCACATCACGCGCACGCGACTTGTGGTCTAGAGCACCCCTTCTGTCCGCCCCTTGTGGTGCTGGTACTTGCACCCGTTGAAACGATAGTGTTAGACTCGGGGCTCGCCCACGGTGGGCATCAACAAGGAGTAGCAACGTGAACCATCAGACCCGTGAGTCATGGCTGGCCGAGGCAGTCGCCCAGGCCCGCCCCATCTTCGCCACTGCTGGCGCAACCCTTCCGGCCCGCATCCGCGTGACATGCGGCCTGCCATCGACGTTCAGTCGCAGCGGCACCCTGGCCGAATGCTGGGCCGATGCCGACAGCGCCGACCAAACCTACGAGGTGATGGTCAGCCCGACCCTTGATGACCCGGCCCAGGTGCTGGCGCAGTTGATCGGGGCGCTGGCCCATGCCGCGCCCGGTGCGATGTCGCACACCTCCAATGCCTACGTTGAACTGGCCGCGAACCTGGGGCTCTGCCCCGTGGGTGACAACTGGAGGCAGGTTGCCGGTGCTGAAGACTTCGCCCAGCAATATGCCCAGGTCCTGCAGACCCTGGGCACCTATCCGCATGCCGCCTTGAATGTCGGGGTGAAGAAGACCCAATCCACCCGCATGCTCAAGGCCACCTGTCCCACCTGCGGGTACACGGTGCGCCTGTCTGCCAAGTGGGCAGCGCTGGGCCTGCCGACCTGCCCGACCGATGGCGATACGTTCGCGCTTGAATCCCAAATCAACGCAGCCGAGGAGGCCTGAACATGAGCACCCCAAACACCCTGATGGGCCTGCCGATGGGCATCATCGCTGCCGCTTACTTCGCCGTGACAAAGCAGCCCTCCCTCAACTCCAAATCCCAGATGGTGGCCGCCCTGGCCCGCGCCGTGGACTCCGGACAGATCACCATCGCCGATGTTCGCCGCCTGGGGCAGGCGCAAGCCGCCATGCCCCAGCCGAGCAGGCCCGCGCCGACTTCCCAGCCTGCAGCGCCCTCCAACACCTCGGCAGACACCGAGATTCGCCACATCCGCACCGACCTGAACAACACCCGCGACGATCTAACGCAGGTGCGCTCCAACCTCGACCGCGTGGCCGATGGACTTGAGAAGGTGACGCAGGCGCATGGCAAGAGCCTGGACACGCTGATGCAGACGGGCATGGACATGGGGCAACAGATCAACCGTCTGTCTGTCCGGCTCGACACATCCACCCAGGCATCCCAGGCCGAGTCCAAGTCCCTGCGGGCCCAGGTGCAGGCCCTGGCCGATGGCCTGGGGCAAATCCAGATCAACCCCGACGAGGTGGCGAAGGCCATCCGCGCCCAGGTGGAGGCAGCCTTCGCCCCCATCGCCGCCGCAGCCGAGGCGAATGAGAAGAGTAGCGAGGTGCTCCGCGTGGCCCAGGCAGGACCGACGGGCAAGGCATCCGCCCTGGACCTGTTCGGGCTTGATCTGGCCGATGTCAAGGGTCAACCGCTGATGTTCACCACCTACGGCCACCCTGAAGCACCCGAGGTGGACCCCTGCTTTATCTGGCAGGAGTCCATCGTTCGGCACCTGCACATCGCCCAGGCCAACGGGCGGAATCTTTGGCTCGGTGGCCCTGCTGGCACGGGCAAGACCCAGACCATGCAACAGTTCGCTGCAAAGACGGGGCGCATGTTCCGCCGCTTCGTGTTTGATCGGTTCACAACCCGTGATGACTTCCTTGGGGCCACCGGCCTGGACAACGGCTCGACCGTGTTCCAGCCGGGTCCGGTGCTGGAGGCCTACACCACGCCCGGTGCTGTTTGCCTGCTGGACGAGGTGGGCATGGGGCAGCCTGCCGCCCTGTCGGCCTTGAATGCCTTCTTGGAACGTCAGGCCCAGGTGGCCTACGCTGGACAGGTATGGAACCGTGCCCCTGGAACCATGTTCCCGGCTGCGGACAACAGCCTCGGGCAGGGTGACACCTCGGGCCGCTTTGCCGGGGTCCAGACCATGAACACCGCATTCCTGGAGCGGTTCTCCCTGCTGGTGCCCTTCGCGTATCTCCCGGCGAGCCTGGAGACAGAGGCACTGGTTCGGCACACTGGCTGCACTGCCGCCCTGGCCGCGCACGTAGTGGACGCAGTGGGCCACATCCGGGGCCGCGTGGCCGGTGGAGAGATCATCGACGCCCCCTCCATCCGCCAGATGGTGGCCTTCATTGAGGCATGCCGGGTTCTTGATCCATCCGAGGCATGGCGCAGCACCATCGGTGCCCGCCAACCCGCAGAGTCCGAGGCAGGCATGGCCGCAGCCTATGCCGCCTGCATCAACGAGTCCCTGATCCGCGTTGAATCACAAAAGGTGTAAACATGAGCAGCATCACCCCTCTTCTGTCCCGCCCCTATGTCATGGGGTTTGAAGCCCGCGCCGGGCTGGAGTCCTTCGCCCGCACCCTCTGCGGTTCGCTGGGCCTGCGCCCGGTGAAAGTGAAGTGGGCGGACGTCTCCACCGCCGCGATTAGCCAAGGCGGAACCATGTATCTGTCCGATCTCGGTGACGCCACCAAGGTGCCCCGCAACATCCTGGCCCGGTATGCCGGTTACATCGTGCACGAACTGTTGCACCGCAAATACACCGACTTCAAGGCCCGCGACCCGCGCCGGTACGTGGACAGGCTCCACAACGCCCTGGAGGATGCGTGGATCGAACGCAAGGCCATTGCATCCGGCCTCACGGGCAACGTGGAACCGCTGTTGCACACCCTGCTGCGCGGCCTGATTGACGAAGCAAAGGGCGTGGACTTCGCCGCCCTGGAAAACCTCCCGTTTTCCCTTGCGGTTTACACGCGCCGCTATGGCATCACCGTGGCCGTGCCTGCTGCCCTGCTGCCGGTATGGAAGGAGGCAGCCCATCGCCTGGACGCTTGCGCCTCCTCGCATGACACGCTGGAGGTGGCCCGCTGGGTGTTTGAACAGATCAAGCAAACCGCCGAGGACCAAGAGCAAGACCAGGGACAACCTGGGCAGGATGGAGAGCCCCAGGAGGCCGAAGGCCAAGGGGAAGGCGAGGGAGAAGGGCAGGCCGAAGGCCAAGGCGAAGCAGAAGGCGAAGGCAGCGCCGAGGGCGAAGGCGAAGGCGAAGGCAAGGGCAAGGCCGCAGGCCAAGGGGACGGCGAGGGAGAACCCGCCGACGCTGGTCCCGTGACCAAGGCACCGACAGAACACCAATGGGCCCGCGAGGTGGAACCCAGCCTGCCCCGCGACGATGCCGCGCCTGGAGGGTCATACACCAGTGACGAGGTGCTGCGATCCGATGCCCCTGATCTCATGCCCTTCGAGGCATGGGCAACCGATGTTCCGGTGCCTGCTGCGCTTCGCTATCAGGTGCGCCGATTGTTCGAGAACAGCGCCCGGGAATGGCGAGAAGGCGGCTTCAGGTCCGGCACCCTGCACCGTCCAGCCCTGGCGAAGGTGGCAACGGGTCAGGCCGAGGTGTTCGCCCGCCGCTTTGCAGAAGATGGGGTCGATAGCGCCGTGGCAATCCTGCTGGACGTATCTGGCAGCATGTTCCCGGCCACCATGGCCCGCAGCCTCATCCTCCAGGGTAAAGCAGCATGGGAAGCACAAAGACCGCACCCCAGTAAATCCCGCATCAGCACGGCGGTGGGCTGCACCTCGGTGCTGCTTAACACCCTGGCCCAGGCCGGTGCCGAGTCCATGGTGATCACGTTCGGCACCGAGTCCCGCATCATCAAGACATGGGCCCAGCCCTGGCGCAAGGTGCTTCCCACCCTGCGGGCCATCAGTTACGAGGGCGATACAAACGACTTCGCCGGGTGCCGGTATGCAACCGAAGCCCTTATGCGCCACCCAGCGCAGCGCAAGGTTCTGATTGCCATCACCGATGGCGAGGGGGAATACCGCACCCACAAGCAGGTAGAGGCAGCCCGCGCCCTGGGCATCACCGTCCTGGCCCTGGGCATCCAGATGGACGCAAGCGAGACCTACGGGGCCGGGACCGTGCGCGTGGATCAGGTGGCAGACCTGGGCAGCGTGGCCCTCGACAGACTGGCGAAGGCAGCATGAACGAAGACGACAAGGTGGGGCTGGCAGCGCTGGCCCTCTTGATCCTGGCCCTGGCCCTGGTATGGGCCGGGGTTATCTGAAACCAGTAGGCC